GCCCTCTTTCTCCCCCCGAGCCACCCAACTCGGGCACGAAAGCCACTGGGAGCAGCCATGACGACCCGTAAGCCGACCAAGGCCGACCAGCCCGCCACCGTCGAGTCCGCCACCCTGGCAGCCATGGGAGACGCCGACTGGCTAACCGCCGCCGACGCCGGCGCGAAGCAGCTCGCGCTCAAGCTCGCTCGCGATCTCGACCGGCTCGGACCCGACGAGGCCGCCCAGCTCGCCAGTCTCGCCCGGACGTTCCTGACGACCCTGGACCGTCTCGGCCTGACCGTGACCTCGAGGCGCGACTCCGGTACGACGACCGTCGAGGAGGCGGACCCCCTTGCTCAGCTCAGACTCCGAGCCGAGGCTCGGCTCACCGACACCCCGAGTGGAGACGCCGCGACCGTCCGGTCCATCGCGAGGCGCTGACCTCGCCGACCTCGCCGAGGCCGTAGGTCAGCCGCTCCTGCCCTGGCAGCGGTACGTCGCCGACGCCGCCCACACGCTCACGCCATCCGGCAAGTGGGCCCACCGGACCGTCGGTCTCCTCGTGTCCCGGCAGAACGGCAAGTCCAACCTCGTCCGGCTCCGCATCCTCGCCGGCCTCCTCCTTTGGGGCGACAAGCTCGTCCTCTCGACCGCGCAGTCCCGGGAGGTCGCCCTCGAGCAGTTCCGGCTCGTCGTGGAGCTCTGCGAGGACGTTCCCTGGCTGTCGAAGCAGATCAAGAAGGTCTCGCGTACCAACGGCAAGGAGGAGCTCGAGTTCAAGACCGGCGGCCGCCTCAAGGTCGTCGCCACGACCGAAGGGGCGTCCCGAGGTTTCTCGGCCGACCTGGTCATCGTCGACGAGGTCCGCCAGCACCGGACCACCGACGCCTACGCCGCTCTCGTCTACACCACCCAGGCCCGACCGAACCCCCAGGTCTGGGCCGTGTCGAACGCCGGCGACGCCGGCTCGATCGTCCTGAACCGGATGCGCGACCAGGCCATGGCCGCCATCGCCACCGGCACCCCCGGACCGCTCGGCTGGTGGGAATGGTCCGCCGAACCCGGCGCCGACCTCGACGACCGCGACGCCTGGGCCACCGCGAACCCGGCCCTCGGCCACCTCATCGACGAGGACGCCTTAGCCGCCCGAGTCAAGTCCGACCCCCCCGACATCGTCCGAACTGAGATGCTCTGCCAGTGGGTCGACACCCTCGACTCGCCGTTCCCCTCCGGCGTCTGGGCCGACGCCTACGACCCGGCCGTCTCGATCGCGCCCGGACGTCCCACCTGGCTCGGCATCGACGTCACCCCCGACCGGCGCGACGCCGCCCTCGTCGCCGTCCAGCTCCTCGAGGACGAGGAGACAAAGGTCGTCCACGTCCTCGACACCTGGCACGCCGACCAGACCATCGACGACCTCGCCATCGCCGGAAAGGTCGCCCAGCGCGCCCGGGACCTCGAGGCCCGGGTCGTCGCGTTCGACCGGTGGACCGCCGCCGGCATCGCCCAGCGGATCTCCGGCCAGTCCATCCCGGTCGGCGACGTCTCCGGCGCCCGGTTCGCCCAGGCCTGCGACGAGCTCCTCTCCGCCATGGTCTCCAAGCGGCTCAAGCACACCGGCCAGGAAGTCCTCACCGAGCAGGTCTCCTCCGCCGCTCGTAAGACCACCGGCGACGGCGGATGGCGCATCGTCCGCCGCCAGTCCGCCGGCCCGGTCTGCGCCGCAGTCGCCATGGCCATGGCCGTCCACCACGCCACGCAACCACTCCCTCGCGCCGACATCGTGGTCGGCTAGCCTCACCGTCGTGGGCATCCTCGACCTGTTCCGCACCCCCTCCGAGCTCCTCGAAGCGGCGGAGGAACTCCCGGCGATGCTCGAGGCGTCACTCGCCCCAGCCCAATGGCCCACCGTCCCCACGTTCCGCGACGGCCGCCTCTACTCAGACCGGGGCCTCGCCTCCGTCGTGTCCCGACGCGACGCCATGACCGTCCCGGCCGTCGCCCGAGCCCGGAACATCATCGCCGGCACGATCGCGACCCTGCCGCTCACCCTGTACCGGGACACCGACGGCCAGCCGGTCGCCGACCGTCCGAGCTGGGTCCGCCAGCCCGACCCGCTCGTCCCCCGGCAGACCACGATGGCCTGGACCATCGACTCGCTCCTGTTCCACGGCCAGGCCTACTGGCAGGTCATCGACGTCTACGCCGAGTCCGGCCGGCCCCTCCGGTTCCGATGGATCGACCCGACCCGAGTCTCCCTCGACGTCGACCGGACCGGCACCGTCGTCACCGCCTACAAGGTCGACGGCCACCGCGTCCCCGACACTGGCCTCAACTCGCTTGTCGTGTTCTCAGGGTTCGACGACGGACTGCTCAACCGGGCCGCCCGGACCGTGCGCACCGCCATCGAGCTCGAGCGTGCCGCCCTTACCTACGCCGAGACGCCGTCGCCGTCCCTCGCCCTCAAAAACTCCGGCGCTGACCTGCCCTCGAACAAGATCGACGAGCTGCTCTCTCGGTGGAAGGCCGCCCGGCAGTCGAACGCCGTCGCCTACCTGTCCGCCGCCGTCGACATCCAGCGCGTCGGGTTCTCGCCCACCGAACTCGCCCTCAACGAGGCCCGAGACCAGACCGTCGCCGAACTCGCCCGAGCCGTCGGCATACCACCCTGGTACCTCGGCGTCGACGTCGGCGGCATGACCTACCAGAACGTCGGGAACGCCCGACGTGACCTCATCGACTACTCGCTCAAGCCGTACATGGACGCCGTCACCCAGCGCCTCTCCCTGGACGACGTGACCCCCCGGGGCACCCACGCGTCGTACGACCTGGCCGAGTTCACCCGGTCCTCGCCCATCGAGCGAGCCCAGCTCGCCCAGGCACTCATCCCCCTCGGCGTCGTCACGCCCGAGGAATGGCGCGCCACCGAGGACCTCGCACCAGGAGGACCGCTCGCATGACCGAGATCGTCGTCCGTTTCTCCGCCGACGTCACCGCCGCCGACGAAGGCCGCCGGACCATCACCGGCCAGGTCGTACCGTTCGGCGCCTGGGGCGACACGTCCATGGGCCCGGTCCAGTTCGCCAAGGGCGCCTTCTCGGAGCTGCCGAAGGTCAAGCTGCTCCTCGAGCACGACCCGAAGCGGCCCATCGGCCGCGCCCAGCAGCTCATGGAGACCCCCGAGGGCATCAACGCCACGTTCAAGCTGGCTAAGACCTCCGCCGCCACCGACGCCCTGATCGAGGCCGCCGACGGCCTCCGTGACGGCCTTTCCGTCGGAGCGCGCATCATCGATTTCGAGTCCACCGACGAGGGCATGGTCGTCACCGCGGCCGAGCTCGCCGAGGTGTCGCTCGTCCACACGCCCGCCTTCTCCGAGGCGGTCGTCTCCCAGGTCGCCGCATCCGCGGCCGCACCGACCGACGCACCACCGTCCGAGGAGGACGCAACCATGGAGCACGAGACCCCCGAGGTCGAGACCGCCGAGGTGGTCGAGGCCTCCGAGCCGAAGGTCGAGGCCGCCGCCCCGACCCGGCAGTACATCCAGATGGGCGCCGACCGCGAGGTCGAGACCCTCACCGCCGGCCGCTACATGAAGGCCAAGCTGCTCGCCGACGCCGGCGACGGCAACGCCCAGCGGCTCGTCACCGCCGCCCTGGCGGACAACACCACGACCACGGCCGCCGGCCTGGTCCCGACCCGGTTCATGACCGACGTCATCGCCGTCGTCGACTCGAGCCGGCCGTTCATCGACTCGATCGAGCGCGACGTCCTGCCCGACACCGGCATGGACTTCAAGATCCCGCGCCGCACCCAGGCGCCGTCCGTCGCCGAGCAGTCCGCCGAGGGGGACGAGGTCTCGACGACCGCGTACACCCTCGACTACCTGACCGTCGACGTCAAGACGTTCGGTGGTGGCGAGCGCATCAGCCGGCAGCTCATCGAGCGGTCCGACCCGGCGTTTCTCGACCGTCTCGTCATCGAGATGGCCGCCCAGTTCGCGCAGGCCACCGACGCGTGGGCGTTCGCGCAGGGCTCCATCGGCATGGGCACCTCGGACGCCGCGACCGTCTACGGCTCGATCACGAAGGGCATCGCTGACTCGTACGGCGTCATGCGGTTCGCCCCGAACCGGCTCCTGGTCGCCCCGACCACGACCGGCTCGTTCGGCTGGGACGACCTCCTGAACGCCGTCGACTCCGACGGCCGCCCGATCTACGCGGCCGCCAACCCGACGTCGAACCAGGCCGGTCTCATCAGCCAGGGCACGACCCAGGGCACCGTCGCCGGGCTCCAGCTCGTCGTCGACCCGAACCTGTCCAACCCGAACGCCCGGGTTTACGCCTCCGGGTTCGCCACGTTCTACGAGTCGGCCGGCGCCCCCGTCCAGATCTCGGTCCAAGACGTCTCCACGCTCGAGGTCGAGGTCGCCGTCTACGGCTACGTCGCCCTGGCGAACAAGTACCCGACGGCCCACCGGAACCTCACCGTCACGCCGTGACCCACCGCCCCCCGGCCCCGGTCTGCTGACGCCTCCCCAGCGACAGACCGGGGCCGGGAGGGCACCACGGAGGACCTATGGCCTACGTCACCGTCTCCGAGTTCAAGTCCGTCCTCGGCACCGGCGACCTGTATGCCGACGCCGTCCTCGAGCAGGTCCTCGACGCCGCCCAGGACACCGTCCTCAGCATTCTCACCCGGTACGTCTCGTCCGTCGACCAGCTCTGCTGCGTCGAGACGAACACCATCAAGATGCGGACCGTCATGCCGCACCAGTTCCACGTCGGCCAGACCGTCCACCTCGAGGGCCTCTACCCGGCCCAGTTCAACGGCGACGCCACCGTCGCCTCGATCAGCCTGGACTCCACCCAGCCGGTCCCCTACCGGCCCTGGCCGACCCACTACGACGGCCGACCGCCCTACAACGTCCTCGTTGTCACCAAGGCACACGGTCAGACGCCGTTCACCGAGGTCCGCCCCCTGATCCCGGCCGGCCGGGTCTACGACAAGACCCAGCTCGACGTCTACGAGGGTGACGCCGCCGTCGAGGAGGCCATTCTCGCCATCGCCGTCGACATCTTTCAGTCGCGTATGGCCCCCGGCGGAACGATGGAGGCCGCCGACTTCACCCCCGGCCCCTACCGGCTCGGCCGGTCGCTCCTGTCCCGGGTCCAGGCGCTCCTCGCCCGGCACATGGACACCGGCACCCTCGCCTCATGAACCTCGCGACCGTCCGCTCCGCCCTCGCCACGGCCCTTGAGGACGCCGGCATCGACTACTCGACCTCGGCCTACCCACCGCCGGTCGTCATCCCACCGTCCGTCGTGATCGTCCCCGGGTCGCCCTGGCTTCAGCCGCAGACCATCGGAAGGCCCGGAACACCCCGGGTCCTCGTAACCTTCCGGCTGACCTGCTGCGTCGCCCACATCGACCCCCAGGCGTCGCTCAACCAGCTCGAGGACCTCATGTTCGCCGTCATCGACAACCTGCCGCGAGGCTGGGACGTCTCCGACGCCGGACCGCCCTCCCTCGAGCAGGTCGGACCGTCCGAGCTGCTGGTCGCCGACCTCCAGGTCTCGACCCTCGCCTCACCCTCCTAGGAGCAACCATGGCCACCATCCTCACCGGAGCCGACCTGACCCTCACGATCGACTCCGACGCCTACGACGCCCAGACGATCTCGACGTCGTTCAGCTACACCCCGGACCAGCAGGTCCTCGAGACCCTGTCCGGGCCGGTCTACACCACCCTCACGAAGCCCTACAGCCTCGACGTCACGATGTACGCCGACTGGGGCGCCACGAACTCGCTCTGCGAGGCACTCTCCTCGGCGGCCTTGACGGACCCCGACACGTCGCTCGCGTTCACCCTCGTCTACGTCGGTCCGAACGCCACCACGACCGTCTCCGGCAAGGTGTTCCCGGCCGTGCCGCCGTTCTCGGGCGAGGGCGCGACCGCCGCGCAGACCACGTTCACCCTCGTCGGCGACCGGAACCAGGCGCCGACCATCACCGCCGTCTAACGACCTGGGGGGGCCGCAGGGACACGGCCCCCCCACCCCCCAGGGAGGCACCATGAAGCAGGCACGCATCACCTACACCGACGCCGACGGCGAACACACCGTCGAGCTCAGGTTCGCGGACTGGATCGCATGGGAGAAGCACACCGGCAAGTCGGCCGCCAAGGGCATCGAGCAGCTCACCGACCTCGCCTGGCTCGCCTGGACGGCCGCCAAGCGCGACGGCGAGAAGCGGCCTTTCGAGGGTTTCGTCGCCCGGCTCGAAGGGTTCCCGACGGCCGAGTTCGTCGGCGACGAGGACCCTACCCAGCCGGGAGCCTGAACCGAGCCGTCGTCGAGGTGGCGATCGCGACCGGAACGGCTCCCGGCGACTGGACCGACGGACGCGCCCTCGCCACCGCGATCGAGATACTCGGGAGACGGAATGGCTGAGAAGCAGACCATCCGGTTCCGCCTCGACGACCGCGAGGTCTCTCAGATACTCCGAGCGTTTCGGAACCTCGACAAGGAAGCGAACACCCGGCTCAAGGACCTCAGCCGCGACATCGCCGGCGACATCGTCGTCGAGCTCAAGAACGCCGCCAGGGGCGCGCCGTTCTACCAGGACCAGGCCATCGAGGTCGCTAAGACCATCCGGCTCGCCCGGGACCGGGTCCCCTCCGTCGCGATCGGAGGCGCCCGAGCGTTCACCAACCGGAAGGGTCAGCGCGTCCCGGTCGGCCTCATCGCGGTCGGGTCCGAGTTCGGGTCCGTCGTCCCACGTCAGCGCGAACGGTTCAAGAAGCCCGGTCAGTCCCGAGGTGGCCTCCAGTTCCCACCCCGGTCGCCACGCGAAGGCCGAGGGAACCGAGGCTGGTGGGCGTTTCCCCGGCTCCGTAGGCTCCAGCCGGACATCCTCCGCCGGTGGCTGCTGGGAGCCCAGCAGGTCGCCGACGAATGGAAGCGAGGCTCCTAATGGCCGCCAGTCAGACCATCCGGACCCTCAAGCTCTCACTCCTGGCCGACGTCTCCTCGTTCGGCAAGGACCTCGGCAAGGCCGGCTCCGATTTCCAGAAGTTCGCTAACGGCGTCGAGACCGCCTCGAGGTTCGCGGTCGGCGCGCTCGGCGCGCTCGGCGCCGCCGCGTTCGACTCGATCCAGCTCGCCTCTGACCTGGCCGAGACCCAGTCGAAGGTCGAGCAGATTTTCGGGCCGGAAGGCCGCCGGCAGCTCGAGCAGTACGCGAACACCGCGAACCAGTCCCTCGGCCAGACCCGACGGCAGGCCCTCGACGCCGCCGCCACGTTCGGCATTTTCGGGCAGGCCGCCGGACTGTCCGGCGAGGACCTCATCACGTTCTCGACCGACCTGACGACGCTGGCCTCCGACCTGGCCTCGTTCAATAACACCGACGTCGACACCGCCATCACCGCCCTCGGCGCCGCCCTCCGAGGCGAGTCGGAACCGATCCGCCAGTTCGGCGTTCTCCTCAACGAGGAGACCCTGCGGTCCCGGGCGTTCGCCCTCGGCCTCGTCGAGGACGTCGACACCCAGCTCACGCTCCAGCAGCGGGTCATCGCCGCGCAGGCCGAGGTACTCGCCCAGACGACCACCCAGCAGGGCGATTTCGCCCGGACCGCCGACGGCCTCGCGAACTCCCAGCGCATCCTCACATCGAGGTTCGAGGATTTCCGCACGGAACTCGGCGAGCAGCTCCTTCCCATCGCCGAGGAACTCCTTCCCCGACTGTTCGGGTTCCTCGACCGGCTCGAGGAGGTCGACCCCGAGACGTTCGTCGAGGTCGCCACCGCCATCGTCGCCCTCAACGCCGCCCTCAAGGTATTCGCGACCGTTCAGGGCGCGTGGGCGTTTCTCTCGAGCAGCGTTGGCCGTCTCGCCGGCGTTTTCGGCCTGATCGCCAGCATCTCCGGCTCGACCCCCCAGGACCCCTACGACCAGCTCCGACTGGACTCGGGGTTCAGCGACTACGAGGCACGTTTCTACCTGCGGACCGGCCGTCGGCTCCAGGAGTCCGAGTTCAGGGACACCGGACCGGTGAACATCATCATCAACGGCTACGTCGGCAACGAGGCCGCCCTCGCCCGGGAGGTCCAGCGGAACCTCGACCTCGCCCGACGTCGCGGCATCGTCACCATCCCCTCCGGTGACATCTCCGGGTCCGCTCCGTCCATCGGCATCCCCGAATGACCTGGGGCCGGGGCATCACCGTCTCGATCGCCGGGACCGACTACACCGACGACGCCATCGACTCCGTCGAGATCAACATGGGCGCCCGGTCGCCCTGGGAGAACAACGTCGCCGGCACCTGCCGGGTCTTTCTCATCACCGAGGACCCCGACGTCGCCCTCGGCGACGAGGTCATCATCACCGTCGATGACCAGACCACGACCCCGGTCACCCTGTTCACCGGCATTGTCTCGGTCTACTCCGCCTCGATCTACGAGTTCGGACCGCTCTGGACCATCGCCGCGAACGGACCGCTCACCCGGTCCGGACGTCGCGAAGCGACCGCGACCATCGCCGCGAGCAAGGAAGGCACCCAGATCGCCGCGCTTGCCCGGGTCGGACTCGCCTCTCAATGGCAAGGCACCCCAGGTACCTGGTCGGCCCAGACCCGGACCTGGGCCCAGTTCGACGCCGACCTGACCGACATCGACACCCCAGGCGTCTACGAGCTCGCCGCCATCGACCGGGTCCCCACGAACGTCCTCCGTGAACTCGCGACGTCCGCGTTCTCCGGCTCAGGATGGCTCTATGAGACCCGGAACGGCAGCATCGGCTACGCCGACTCGACCCGGCGAGAGAACACCCCGGCAGCCGAGTACCTGACCCTCCCAGGGTCGGTCGTAGGCCGAGGTTCGTTCCAGCCGACCACCGACGAAGGCAACCTCGCGAACGCGCTCGAGATCGCCTACGACGGTGGGAACATCGAGATCAACTCGACGGTCTCCATGGGCCTATACGGCCGCTGGGACCGCCAGTATCAGACCACCCTCGTCGACCAGGACGAGGCAGTCGCGTTCGCCGCCCGACGCCTCGAGATCGAGTCCGCTCCCAGGACGAACCTCGAGGCCGGCGTCATCATCGACATCCTCAACGCCTCCGACAACCTGACCGACCAGCTCCTCGAGGTCGAACGGAACTACGGCGTCATCGTCGAGTCCGTCCCCACCTACATCCGAACGTCCGGGGTTTTCCGGGGGTTCGTCGAAGGCTACACCTGGATACTGAACCCGACCAGGCCGACCCTGAACCTGTTCGTCTCCGACTACTCCCTGTCGAACTTTGGTCTCCGGTGGGCTGCTGCCGGACCCACCCGATGGAACCAGGTCGGCGCTAGCCTCACCTGGCAGGACGCGACCGAGGACCTCTGACCATGGCCGACACCGGCGCCCCCTGGAACATCCCCTACGTCGCCGGCAGCGACCTCGTCGCGGACTGGCCGACCGACAACCAGACCCAGGCTGAGGCCATCGCCGACGCCCTGGATCTAGCCAACTTGGGGATCGGGACCAACGTCGTCCAGACTCTCAAGACAGACATTTTCGCGGCGAACTCGGCTACCTACACCCCGGTCACCGGCCTGTCGGTAACCATCACTCCGTCATCCGATACCTCGAAGATCCTCATCATCGGTTCGATCCAGTTCTCGGCCGACAGCCAGCGTTCCGTTCACGTCCGTATCGCCGGTGGTAACTCGTCTGCCTACATCGGCGATGCCGGTGGAAGCAGGGTCCAGTCCGTCATCAGCGCACGAGACGTATCGTCGGCGTATGAGCTCAACGAAGCGATGCTGAACGTGACCATGCTCTACCTCGACTCCCCGGCTACGACCTCTTCCGTGACCTACGACGTCGAGATCCGTCGCGACAGCGCTGCTAGTGGCAACGTCACCGTCAACCGGTCCGGCGCCACGACGGATAACGACCGCTACGGACGAGGAGCGTCGACCCTTCTCGCGATCGAGGTGTCCGCATGACCGACTACGCCGCCGTCCTGACCGACCGATTTCCCGACGCGGAATGGACTCTGAATGGGGACGACTACGCCGGACTGACCTGGCTATCGGACACCCCACCGCCAACTAAGGCCGCCCTGGATAAGTTATGGCCCGAAGTGAAGCACGAACGCGCTGTCGCTCAGGTCCAGCGTCAGCGCCAGATCCGATACCGGGCCGAGTCCGACCCGATGTTTTTCGAAGCTCAGCGCGGCGACTCCGGCGTAACCATCGCCGACTGGGAGGCCAAGGTCGCCGAGATCAAGGCCGACCTTCCGATGCCGAGCAAGGACTGAACATGGACTGGGTCGACTCCGCAAAGCGCGCCGCCTGGACGTTCGTCGAGGCGTTCGTCGGCGTCCTCGCCGCCGCCCAGGCGTTCGCCATGGAAGGCGCCGTACTGCTCTCGGCGTTCGCGTCCGGCGTCGCGGCCGCGATCGTGCCGCTCAAGGACTACGCCCTCTCCCGGCCACGCAAGGCCGACGAGGCCGGCTGAGATGGACCTCGTCCGCCGCTCCGCCTGGGGCGCGGCCGAACCGAAGGGGCGGCCGGTCGCGATAGCCGGCCCGGTACGCCACTTGTTCCTCCACCACTCCGCCGGCCACGACGGAAGCCCCGAGACCGTCCGGGGCATCCAACGGTTCCACCAGGAAGGCCGAGGGTGGGCCGACATCGCCTACACCTGGCTCTACTCGCCACGCGACCGCGTGTTCTACGAGGGCCGAGGTCCCGGCGTCGCCGGCGCCCACACTCGGGGCTACAACAAGACCGCCCACGCCGTATGCGTCCTGGGCAACTACGAGACGACCCAGCCGCCCCTCCACGTCATCGACGACCTCGCCGCATGGGCCGTCTGGCATAAGACCGCCGGATGGGGCCCGGCCACCTACCGGCCCCACCGGGACGTCAGCTCGACCGCGTGCCCCGGCAGGTTCCTCGTCCAGCTCCTCGACCAGATCAACGGTCTCGCGATGGGCGAACGGCCCGAACCGCTCGGCGACCCCGAACCCGACGACGAACCCGACGACGCCCTCGAGGAGCTCCTCCGCGTTCAGGACCGGACCCTCGACTACGACGCCGCCGACTCCTGGTGGGAACGCCGCCTCGCCGCCGGAGAGTCGCTATGACCGTCGAACTCGGCATCGCCCTCGCGACCCTCGGCATCGGCCTCGGGACGCTCCTGTGGCGCCTCTCAGCCCGGCTGACCGCCATGGATTCGAAGCTCGACCGGCTCGAGTCCGAGAACCGGCAGCTCCGCTCCGACATCCTCGCCCTCCAGACGCTCCTCTCGATGCTCGTGGACAAGCGGACCCGGACGCCGTAAGTTCCGGGACGTCCGAGCCTGGGGAGGCGAACATGGACTACCAGCCCACGTTGGGTGATGAACTCCGCGACGCCGGCATGGCGCTCGCCGTCAGCAACGCCGAGCAGCAGCTCGTCCACCAGGTCGACCTCGCGATCGTCCGATGCGTCCAGGTCCGGCCTCTGTTCACCGCCGAGGACGTCCGCGACGACGTCGAGGCGGCCTACGGCCCCGACTGGGCCTACATCGGACTCGACCGGCAGGTCTCGAAGGTCATCGGCGCCCGGCTCAACGCTCAGGCGCGCCGGGGCGTCATCGCCACGACCGGCCAGACCGTGAAGGCCACCCGGCCCGAGGCCCACTCGCGCCGTCTACTCGTCTGGAGGCGCGCATGAACCTCGTCACGATGATCGCGATCGCCTGGGCCCTCGTCGCCACGTCCTTCTGGATCGAGGACGGCCATCTCCGCCGCGAACACCGCCGCCGGGCCGAGGAGGCCGACTGGCGCAAGTTCGTCATCGAGATGCGCCGCCTCGAGGACGAGGACCACGACCGGAGGGGCAACGCATGAACATGGACGACTACGTCCCGGTCAACGAACGCATCCAGGCGTTCTACGCCAAGTATCCCGACGGCTCGATCCAGCCGCTCTGGCTCGACCAGCCCTGGCGCGTCCTCGGCGAGGGCGAGACCAAATGGCTCGTCTACGCCGCCGCCGCCTACCGGCAGCCCGACGACCCGAGGCCAGGTATCGGGGTCTGCTGGGAACCAGTCCCCGGCAAAACGCCGTACACCCGAGGGTCGGAACTCATGGTCGCCGAGACGTCGGCCATCGGCCGGGCCCTGGCAAACCTCGGGTTCCTCGTGAACAAGTCCGTCGCATCAGCCGACGAGATACGGTCCGCTCAGGAACGCTCAGGACGCGCCCAGACGGCCCGAACCCCCTCCCGGGGGTCCTCACCCTCGGGAACGACCAAAACGCCGCAGAGCGCGCCTCAGCGCGCCGAGGAGGGTCCGGAATGGTGACCGACAGCCCAGCACGCCGTCATGCCGAGTTCCTCGCCGCCCTCACGGCCGCCAGGGACGCCCTCGACGCCCTCGAGGCACGCGCCACCGACTACCGGGACGCCTACACGCCGAACGGCGCCATGAAGGGCTACCAGCGCGACGCCTACGAGCGCCGCCTCACCGACCTCATGAACGCCGCCCTCCACGAGGCCACCGACGCCGTCGGCTCGATCACGGACGCCGTCGCCGCCTGGTGGCCGACCCTCGGGAGGACCTCATGGCACCGTTAGAGCCACGAGACGTCTCCGACCTGGACCAGCAGCTCGCCGCCGTCCGTGACGCCAACGGCCGGCTCACGGCCGAGGTCGTCCGCCTCGAGATCGTCGAACGGCAACTCACCCAGCAGATACGCCACCTCGACGACCTCGTCAGCCAGTACCAGGACGCCTACGCCTCGCTGTGGTCAGCCCACCAGCGGCAGACCGAACGGCTCCACGAGGTCGAGGAGACCCTCTCCAGGGCGCGTATCGCCGCCATGGCACGCATCGACCAGCTCGAGCAGCAGCTCACCGCTAGGGGCTGGTGATGGCGATCCGTCGAGGCCGCCGCCTTCCGTTCGTCGTCCTGCCGTGGGCGCTCCTGGAGCACCCCGACCTGTCCGGCACGGACGTCATGGTCTACGCCGCCATCGCGAGGTTCGCCGATAACGAGACCGGCCAGGCCTACCCATCTCGGGCAACCATCGCCACCTACGCCCAATGCTCGACGTCGACCGTCGACCGGTCCATCCAGGGCCTCATCGCTGCCGGGTTCCTGTCGAAGCAGACCCGACGGACCAAGGCCGGCGACCCCGACTCGAACCTCTACCTCGTCCACGAGATCGCCGAAGCAGCCGAAGGGGTAGCCGCACCGGTGAGGACACCTAGCCGCACCGGTGACGACTGGGGTGGCCGCACCGGTGACGACCTAACTAGACCTAATCAACTAGAAGGCGGAACACCGGCCGAATGGACACCCCCACCAGACGACGTCAAGGCCAGACTCGCCGAACTCGGCATCGGGAGGCCCGAATGAAACTCGTCATGACCGCCATGTTCACCGTCAGCGTCCTCACCCTCGCCCTCATGGACCCCACCGTCCACCAGGGCCAGATCGACACCGACCCCGACCAGCGAGCAGCCTGCCTTCAGCAGCTCCTCGATGACGACCAGCACGCCACCACGACCGGCACCGTCATCGGAACCCTCAACTACACCGACCGCTGGTACGGCGGACCCTGCCAAGCACTCGACCACCTCCGCCTCAAGGGCTGGTACTGATGCCAGGCATCCAAGGACAGCCCCACTTCATCGACCTCATCCCATGGCAGGACACCGCCTGGATGGAGGACGCCGTCTGCGCCGGACGAGACGACCTCGACTGGTTCGACCTCGACTGCGGACTCCAGCAAGCAGCCACCCTCTGCTACTCCTGCCCAGTCCAGACCGACTGCCTCGAGTACGCCGTCGAACTCCGAGTCAAGGACGGACTCTGGGGGGGACTCTGGGGCGACCAGCTGCAGACGTTCATCCGACGCCGGGTACGGTCCCGATCATGAACACC